GGAATGGGGGATCATATTTTATGTAATGGTCTTGTTCGAACTTATGCAGAAAAACATCCTAAAGTTTTTCTTTTTTCAAAACCCCAGAATGTTAAAAATGTAGCTTATATGTATCGGGATTTGCCCAAAATAAAAATTATTGGGATGAATGATTCTGATGTAAAATTTTTCATGCAAGTAAATCCCAATAATAATTATTTAGTTGTGGGAATTACTGCAGACTGGTTTCGAAGATTTAACAATAGGGAATTTGGAACTTTTGATCAGGGATTTTATACTGTTGCTAATGTTCCTCTAGAAGACAAATGGAATAAATTCTTTTTTCAAAGAGAACTGGAAACAGAAAAAGAAGCTTTTTATAATAAATTAGGATTAAAAGATAATGAAGAATTTATATTTGTTCATGATAATCCTGAACAAGGTAGAAATTTTAAAAAGACATATTTGCCATCTGGAATAAAAATTATAAAACCTGGGGATTATAAAGATATTGGATTATTTGATTTTCTTTTTACAATCGAAAAAGCAAAAGAAGTTCATGTAATGAATAGCTCCTTTATGAATTTAATTGATACTATGCAATTAAGAAATCACGGGATTTTTATGCATGAATATGCTAGAACAGATATGGGGGATAATCCAAATCCGAAACTTAAACTAAATTGGACTATATTAAAATAATAAAATAAACTCATGAATAAAGTTGCATTAATAACAGGGATAACAGGTCAAGATGGATCATATTTGGCTGAATTTTTATTAAATAAAGGATATATGGTTCACGGAATAATCCGAAGAGCTTCTTCTTTTAATACGCAGAGAATCGATCACATATATTCGAATCCAAACCTTAAGTTGCATTTCGGAGATATAACTGATGCTCTGGCTACTGATGATCTTATAAAAAATATTCAGCCTGATGAAATATATCACTTAGCTGCTCAATCTCATGTAAGAGTTTCTTTTGACGTGCCAAGATATACTGCAGAGGTAGATGCAATCGGAACTTTAAATATACTTGAGTCAATTCGAAGACATTCTCCTAAATCCAGGCTTTATAATGCATGTACCTCAGAATTATTTGGTAAGGTTCAGGAAACACCTCAGAAAGAAACAACCCCCTTTTATCCACGTAGCCCTTATGGTGTAGCAAAATTATATTCATATTGGATTCTTAAGAATTATGTAGAATCGTATGATTTGTTTGCTGTAAATGGTATTCTTTTTAACCATGAGAGCGAAAGAAGAGGGGAAACTTTTGTAACACGAAAAACTACAATTGGATTAGCTAAGCTTGCTAATAATTATCAGCTTGTTCAAAATAAAAAACAGGTAATTCCTCCTCTCCGAATGGGAAATCTTTATTCAAAAAGAGACTGGGGATATGCTCCCGATTTCGTAGAAGGAATGTGGATGATGCTTCAGCAGGAAAAACCGGAATGCTACATTTTAGCAACTGGGGAAACTCACACTATAAAAGAATTTATTGATGAGGCTATAAAATATACTCCATTTCATGGAAAATCAAAATGGATTGGGGAAGGAATAAATGAGAAATTAATTTATGATAATGAAATAATATTAATTGAGATAGATCCAAAATATTATCGCCCAACTGAAGTAGAACTCCTTGTGGGGGATTATTATAAAGCAAAAACAGAATTAGGATGGACTCCTACAACTACTTTTCACGAATTAGTAAGAAAGATGATGGTTTGGGATATGGAAAACGTATTAAGATAAAACCATGGAAATACTAGCACCAATATCTTTAGGAGAACTTTATGACAAAATTTCCATATTGGAGATAAAAATGTCTATTATCAAAGATGAAGAAAAATTTCAGAATGTAAAAAAAGAATATCTTTTATTAGTAAATATTTCTGCAAAATACTTAATTGACTCAAATTTATACACAGAATTAAAAGATAAAAACAATGATCTTTGGATAGTTGAAGACAAACTTCGAATAAAAGAAAAAAATCAAGAATTTGATGATGAATTCATCCAATTAGCTAGATCTGTATATCATTTAAATGACAAACGTTCTGAAATTAAAAAACAAATTAATCTTAAATTCGGATCTGATATTGTTGAGGAAAAATCTTATGAAAAATACTAAGATGAATATCATTATTCCGATGGCAGGAAGAGGAATTCGAACTCAGGATTTATCTCAATTGCCAAAACCTCTTATTGAAATTAACGGAAAGACTATGATTGAATGGTCTGTAAGTACTTTAAATATTCCTGGACAATATATTTTTATCACAAGAAAATATGAAAATAAAAAATGGAATGAGAAATTAAATAACATTTTAAATTCCATTACTAAAAATCCTTTTATTTTTCAAATTGATTATGTGACAGAAGGCCCTGCTTGCTCTGCTTTAATAGCCAAAATAGTTATTAATAATGATAACCCCTTAATAATAACAAATTCGGATCAAATTTTAAAATGGGATTCTTCTAAATTTTTGAATGCATTGTCTGAAGATGATTTTGATGGGTTAGTAACTACATGGGATAAAATAGCCACTACAGAAAGTTTCATAGAACTTAATGAGGATGGCTATGGTATAAGATTAAAGGAAAAAGAAATTATAAGTAATTATCCTCTAAATGGAATTCATTTTTGGAAAAAAGGAAAATATTTTGTAGAGTCTGCTGAAGAGATGATACATCAAAATCGTAGAAGCTCAAATGGCGAATTCTATATTTCGGAATCTTATAATGTTCTTATTGAGAACGGATATAAAATTAAAACATATTCAATGGGTAAGGGAGAACATATACCCATAGGAATTACATCCGATATTAAAAAATATTTAAGCGAAAATGAAAATACTTAAAATAGAAGATATGAAAGGCGGATGGTTTGTAGGAAATTTTGAACCAACCGCATTCAAAACCGACAAATTTGAAGTAGGTTATCACTTTTATAAAAAAGGACAGGAATGGGATTCTCATTATCATAAATTAACGACGGAAGTAAATTATATAATTCGCGGGGAAATGAAAATACACGGGGAGCTTTTAAAACAGGGGGATATTTTCATCATTTATCCTAATGAAGTTGTAGATCCGGAATATTTAACTGATTGTGAACTTATCATAACTCGGGACGGATCTTATCCAGGGGATAAATATATTATAAATTATTAATTATGATCGAATCAATATTTGTAAATGAAATTGATCAGCAAAAATATATTATTGTTGATTATTATGTAGAAAGTAAAACTACTGTTAAAGATGCTGCTTATAATATTGCCGTTGGGCAAAGTATTGGAAATCCATCTGTTAGAAGTGTATGGGAAACACAGGAATTAATTGATAATCATTGTAATGTTATTGAAAATACAATTGATTTAGAACATAAATCTGGAAGAGTTAAAATAGGATTTCCAAAAATAAATATTGATATTAAAACCGATGGAATTTCCCACCTTTTAGTAATGATAATGGGAGGTCAATTAGATATTGATTCTATTTTATCATGCCAAATTAATTCAATTTCATTTCCTGATGATATTAAGGAGCAATTCTTAGGCCCCAAATATGGCATTAAAGGAATAAGAGAATATACAAAATGTTTTGATAAACCTTTACTCGGGGGAATTGTTAAACCAAAAACTGGAATATCAAAAGAAGTCCTTTTAGATATTGTAAAAGCTTTAGTTGATGGGGGTGTAAATTTCATTAAAGAAGATGAAATACTATCCAGCCCATCTTTTTGTACAATTGAAGAACGAGTTCCGTTAATAATGGAATATTTGAAAAATAAGAATGTTATTTATGCTGTTTCCATACATTCGGATTTTCCTTATCTGACTGAAAGAGTTAAAAAAGTCTATGAACTTGGTGGAAATTCTGTTCATATTAATTTTTGGTGTGGGTTAGGAGCTTATAAAACTGTTCGAGAATTGGATCTTCCATTATTTTTATTCTTCCAAAAAAGCGGGGATAAGATTTTAACAAATAAAAGTCATGTATTCAATATTGATTGGGCAGTTATTTGTCAGCTTGCCGGAATGATGGGGGTAGATTTTATACATGCTGGAATGTGGGGAGGATATTCTGATTATGAAGAAGCAGAATTGCATAATATTCTTGAAACCCTTCATACTTATGAAGTTATGCCTTCCCTAAGTTGTGGAATGCATCCAGGGTTAGTTGATGCTATAAATAATAGATTTGGTGTAGATTATATGGCTAATTGCGGAGGAGCAATTCATGGTCATCCTGGAGGAACCCTATCGGGTGTAAAAGCTATGAGACAAGCCATAGATGGAGATTTTAAAAAAGAATATTTTCAAGCAATTGATAAATGGGGTAAAATTAACTAAAATGATACTGTTGCAACAAGATGAAAGTAGCTATTTGCTTATCGGGGCATCTTCGGGGATTTCAATTTAAAAATATACTCAATAGTATAAGCGGAGTAGATTATGGGGTTTTTATTTCAACCTGGGATGTGATCGGATTATCTTTAGGTATTTATAATAACTATAGTCAGGAAAAAATAGATGTAAAAAATTTAATTTCGGATATTAAAAATTTAAAATATTTCGAAATAGAAGAATATAAAGAAATTGACCAGGACCTTTTGAAATTAAGTTATAGGTATAAAAATATTCCTGCTGATTTATCTCAGCCCCTAGCATACGATAGTAATAGAGAAGATCTAAGAAAATATGCTATAAATTCTATGTTTAGAAAACTTTGGCTTTCTGTAAAGGAAGTTACTGAGGACTATGATATAATTATAAGAACTCGTCCTGATTGCACGTGGAATATTAACAGAATCTTATCCCAATTATCTTCAATAAATAACATTATCGTTCCCAGTAATTATTCTTTTGGCGGTGAATCAACACCCGGGGGAGGACGAATATGTGATAGTTTAGCAATAGGGCCTTATCCAAGTATGAAAATATATGCAAATATATTTAATTGGCTTAATGAAGAAGAAACCAATTCATTTTTACAAAAAAATGATATTTGGTATTGCCCGCATTCTTTGTTAAGACAATATTTAATATTAAACAAAATTCCATATTCCTTAGAGAATTTAGAATATGCAATTTTATCTGAAACTGGAGAAAAAAGACATCAATAAATTTTAAAAAATGAAAACAGCTCTTTGTTTTTTTGGTCAACCCAGAGATGTTATTGGATGTTATAATAATATCGTAAAAAATATTATTATGCCAAATTCAATAGAAGATATATTTATTCATGTTTGGTGGAGACCAGAATTTGAAATGATCGGGTATTCAGTTAACACCGATAATAGTGGTAGAAGATCCTACATGACTAGGTCTTTTCTAAATTTTATTAATGATAATTACAAACCCAAAAAAATACTTATTGGAAATGATCTAGAAGTTAAATTTCATTCTTCAAATGATATATCAAAGGATTGTAATATTTCGGCTTCATTAGATAGATTATTTCCTATGTTTTATTCAAGACAAACTTCTTGCTATCTTAAGAATGAATATAAAAAAGAAACAGGAATTAATTATGATGCAGTTATAATTATTAGGTTTGATGATTATATTAAGCGGGAAATCAAACTAGAAAATTTTGATTTAAGTGTAATAAATGTTCCTGTTTTGTGGAGTAGAAACTTGGTAGATATAAATTATGTAAGCGATATAATAACTTTTGGAAATGAAAAAAATATAGATATTTATTGCGATATTTATAGCAATATTCCTAAAATTTCTTTTCAAATAACAGATAGATTTATATCCGAGAGAATTATAGGAGAATGGTTTAAAATGAATAAAATAAATTTTCTGGAATCTATCAAATATCCCGAGGATATTGTGATGTATAGGGATAAATAATATAAAAAAATTAGATAGATATGAAAAAATTAGATTTTATAGAGATTGGAACTTCTGATTTCCAAACACTGACACAATCTTGTAGTCCAAATGAAATGGGGATAGCAATAGAGCCTATTAAATATTATCTAGATAGATTACCAAATAAACCTAATGTTATAAAAATAAATGCTGCTATAGTAGGAGACGAAAATTTAAAAGAAGTAGATGTTTACTATGTAAGCGATGAAAATCAAGCTAAACATAATTTGGGAAATTGGTTAAGGGGATGTAATCGAGTTGGCGAACCTCATGATCTGCATCTTCAGTATTGCCATCCTTCAATTTTTCATAGTTATCCAGCTCATAGCATAATTCCTGCTGAACATTCCCCTCGAAATTTAGTAAAAGAAGGTTTAGTAGATATAATTAAAGCTCCTTGCTATACTTTTAGATATTTAGTTGAAACTTATGGCTTTGATTATGTCGAATTTATTAAAACTGATACAGAAGGAATGGATAGTATTATTATAAATAATATTTTAGATTATTATGAAATTTCTAAAATGGAATTACCTAAAAAAATTGTCTTCGAATCAAATGCTCATACTAGAAAACAGGATACAGATAACTTAGCAGATCGATTGAGGAAATTAGGATATAATGTTAATGTAACATATACCGACGATACAACTGCTATCAGATGAAATTAATATCGCATCGCGGAAATATTGATGGAAGAAATGAAAGATACGAAAATACAATTTCTTACATTCTGTCGGCATTAAAAGAGTATGATGTTGAAATAGACGTATGGCTTATTGACAGAGTGTTTTTCTTAGGACATGATAAACCAACAGAGAAAATAGATATTGATTTTTTATATAGTCATTCAAATTTATGGATACATTGTAAAAATATCGAAGCATTACATAAGTTACATAAGGATTGCCATTGTTTTTTTCATGACAAAGACGATGTAGTTCTAACGAGTAAAAATATAATATGGACGCATTTTGAAACGCCTGTATTACCAAACTCTGTATGTGTTTTACCAGAATTAAATAACTATGATAAAAACCTACTAAAACAGTGTTATGGTATTTGTTCTGATTTTATTATTAATTATAAAGATATGTAGTATGAAAATAGCATTATGCTTACACGGGCAACCCAGAAATTATGAAGCAGGGTTTCAGTATATCAATAATCACATTATAAAAAAATATGATACCGATGTATTTATACATACGTGGTGGGATGATTCTTTAATAGGACAAAATTATAACGTGAATAAACAGACAGTTGGTAATACATATAAGATTGAAGAAAATTTAAATCAAAAATTGACTTCATTATACAATCCAAAGGAAATTATTTTAGAAACACCTATAGTTTTTAAGCCCTCAAAAATATATCCTGTAAGTGACCCTAATCATCACGATAGTATATATGATGCGTTACTATCTAGATCATATTCCATGTATAAAAGTGTAAATTTACGAAATAAATATTTAGATTTATATGATTTTACAATAATAGTTCGTTTTGATTTACGTATAAATCAATTTCCTAATTTACATAATTTACAAAAAGATAATATATATGTCTCGGACGGCCATCCTGGCCGTCCATATATTTTTTATGATTTTGTGTTTATCACAGGTAATCATTACAAGTATATAGGGGATATGTATAACCATGTGCTTGAAACTTTTGAAAGACAGCAAACGTTATCAGAAGAAAATAAAAGAGAATTACATTATGAGCCCGAGATGATAAATTCCGCGTGGAAAGGATTTGATTTTCATCATATTTTAGCTTACTATTTATTGTTTGGCGGGTTAATTAATAAAACACATAAATTAAATGATTTAAATACCTTCTTTATACGTTAATAATGAAAAAAATAATTAGTTTTTCTGTATGGGGCTCTAACCCTAAATATGCTGAAGCAGCATATCAAAATTTACTTTTGCAACCTAAGATTTATCCCGGTTGGATATGTCGCTTTTATATGGACGAGACGGTCCCTAGCAGCTTGCGTACTAAGCTAGAAGAGGGAGGGGCAGAGATTGTTATGATGCCTAAATCCGATGGTAATTACGGCCTCTTTTGGCGTTTTGAACCGCTCAAGGACACTACAATTGAAAGATTTATCGTTAGGGATTCTGACTCTCGATTAAATATCAGAGAAGCTGCTGCGGTTAAAGAATGGGAAGAATCAGGTAAAGAATTTCATATTATGAGGGATCATCCTCAGCATGGAGCTAAGATTTGCGGGGGTATGTGGGGAGCAACCTCCGAATTTATAAATAAAATAGAAAAAAATTATGATTCTCTGTTAAATAATTTTTTATCTACTTTAACTTTCAACAAGATATTTACACAAAGAGGAAAATATTTTAATTGCGATCAGCCTTTTCTCTGGTCTGTTGTCTGGCCTAGAATAATGAATTCTCATATTGCACATATAAAAGATCTTCCTAATTTAAGATTTATAGGAAACGAGCGTTTATTCCCTATCGAAAACCCCGACGGCATGTTTGTTGGGGAACCAATAGAGTAATATAAAACTTTATTTTTATTTTCTCTATAATGTCATATATTGAGACGTTATGGGAATAATTTATTGTGCTGAAAATTTAGCAAATGGCAAAAAATACATTGGAAAAACTTTAGAGTCCTTAGAAAAAAGAAAAGGCCGTCATTTTCAAAATGCTTTTAGATATAATCGTCAAGGAAGATTTTATGATGCTTTGAGGAAATATGGATGGGATTCTTTTTTCTGGATAATAATTGAAGAGAATATCATAGACGAAAATTTAGATTCCAGGGAAATATTTTTCATTCATAAATTTGGAACCTTCGGAAAGGGATATAATATGACCGAAGGAGGAAGTGTTCTCCAGGGATATAAGCATAGTCAGAAAACGAAGGATAAAATAAGTTGTTCTAATCGCGGGATTTCCAATAAGGAAAGATTTATTAAAATATTGGGTGCAAAGGAAGGATCCGAAAAGTATAATAATTATATTGAATCTATAAAAAATAAAAACGGAAAAGGAAAAGCCCGATTACAACTTTTCATCGAAAGAAATGGGGAACAATTAGGGAGAGAGCTCTATGAGAAATTTATTTTATCAATAAAAGAAGCTCGAAAAAGAAAAGGATCAACTAATACTATAAAAGATTATATTGAAAGATATGGGGAAGAAGAGGGAAATATAAAATATTTAGAATTCTGCAATAAATTAAGAAACAAAAAAAGGAGGAAATAAATTCCTCCTTTTTCTTTATAACCGATTAGTTATTAAATAACCTGACCTGCATTAGTTTTGAATACAAGCGTTAAATATTGTGTCTCGGGGTGCCATCCAGCATCTACAAGAGCGTATCTTGTTTTGATGATTACCTTAGGAGCACCGGTACCTTCGGTGATGAGCTTAACGGATTCAGCCATGAGATATGGGCAGAATACTACGCCTGGTTCATCAGAAGCGCCTTTACGTCCTACAAGTACTCTGGTGTCATCATAGATCATGTTAGGATCTACGTAGAGAGTCATACCAGCGATTGTACCGAGTGGGTAAAGTGAACCGTTGTTCTGGTTGAAGGTGTTAGCGATTGGGCTGAAGCTGTACTGAGCGTTTGTCTGTAGAGCGGTAGCCATTTTGAGGTTAGTAACGATGAAGTTAGCAGGACCTCTTCTACCTCTCTGCATGATAACGTTACCAGCAGCGAGAATGTTAGCCATTACTCTCTTGATCATGGTGTCCTGGTTTTCGAAAGTAGCTCCAACGACTGAAGCGTAAGATGCGAAACCTGGGATAGTCATAGATTCATTGGTGAAACCTGTAGATTCGCCATTAGGATAAGCATAAGCAGTTGATGCAAGTGAACCTGTAGAAGTACAGTTCAAGTTAAGGTTAATACCTTCTACTGCAGCAGCTCTGATGTGGTTTTTCCATCCGAGACCGAAGAGTCTTGAAAGGATG